CAGACATTCTTCACGTATAACGGATCATATTATTACGGCGGGATGTATGACATGGACGGGACATGGGGACTCCCGCCTTATAGGGTCGCGTCCGTCGGATGGAAACCTTATGATACGGCATTCCAGAGCGGATATACAGCCGTAGTTGAAAGTGGCGGGATAACTAACCTTTTATATGAGAAAGTTGGGACACTTTTTGCATCTGACATCGAAAGCAGATATACAGAACTCAGAGAGTCAGTGTTATCCGCTGATAATATTAATGCTGAGTTTGAAGAGTTCATGGCTAACATTCCGTTGTCATTATATGCAGAGGATTACGCCGCAACGACAGGTAATGGAGCGTTTACAGATATCCCGCTTGTAGCGACAAATAATGTGCAACAGATTAGGCAATTTGTTGTTGACCGCCTTGCCTATGTCGATTCCCAAATATTGGGCTAAGGGGGCGCTTATGTCAGAAACAATCATAATAGCAATCATAGGGAGCGGGGCGCTTAGTACCTTAATAAGCGCCATCATAACCGCTATAGCCAACAGGAAAAGCAAACTAACCGTTATAGAGTCCAAATTAACAGAGATAGAAAAAAATCAAAAAACCGCAGAAAAGGACGCCTTGCGGACTCAATTAATAATGATGATCGCATCATACCCAGAAGAAAAAACCGATATCTTGAGATTAGCGGAATATTATTTCCACCGGCTAGAAGGTAATTGGACAGCAACGGCGCTTTTCAACCGATGGTTGGAAACTTATTGTGATGGAATTAAGCCAGAATGGTTTAAGGGGGACAAATGATTCTTTCAAACAAGACCTACGACATCATCAAACTGATCGCGCTGCTTATCCTGCCTCTCAGTGAGCTCGTGGCAGCTCTCGGGCATATCTGGGGGCTTCCTCATGCGGCAGAGATAACCGCCACATTAGTCGCTCTGGATGCCTTCCTCGGCGCGATCGTCAAGATATGCTCGGACGCATACAACAACAAGCATGATTAAGGGCATCATCTCCGAGGAGCGGCGCTATGCCTCCATACCCTATCAGGAGAGCGGCAACAATCACCAGATATTCTCCGACATAGTCAACTCCTACGGCTTGGCGGGATGCCAGGATCAGGCGTGGTGCGCGACTTACCAGTTCGCCCTTGAACTGCAGATGTGTGGCAAGGACGTAGCGCTCCGGCACTGGTGCATGACGGACCGCTATGTCGGATACTCGGTATTTGAGACGCGAGACGCATTCAAGCGCAAGGGACGGACCGGGAGCACTCCGAGAGTCGGGGCCCTGGTCATTTTCAAGCGCTCGCACATGGGCAGGGTATTGTCGGTAAACAGCAACACCTTCGAGTGCGGTGAGGGGAATACCTCGAACCACTACTTCAACCGTGACGGGGACTGCTGCGCCGTCAAGACTTACTCCAACAGGGACGCAGGCATCGACTGCTTCTGCTACATCGATTATGAACAGGAAATGAACACCAACCAGCTTATCGCATCCTCCAGAGCCGTCTATGAGATGGCACACAACGGGCATTACCGATACGGCGACTCGCACACACTGCCGCCATGCACTGACGGTATCATCTCGTGCGACCGCCTGATCGCGAGGGCGCTCTGGAACCTCGGATACACGTCACAGCCTCAGGGCGGCATTACCGTCATCAACATGGAGCAGTACCTCCTGAGGTGGGGCTTCACCAAGATAACCAACATCAATGCCCTCAAGGCAGGGGACGTCGTCCTGTTCCGGAACAACGACCTCCGACCGAACGCTGCGTGGCACACGTTCATCCTGACGTCGTTCACGTCCCCGAATCTGGTCTCCAAGTACGACATGGGGGCACAGTGGAGGATTGACGCCCAGCAGCCGTTTACCTGCGCTCTGAATGAGTGGGGCGGCAACAGGGTGTTCTATTGTGCTTTCCGTTACGGAGCCAGGGACTACGTGTTTATGCCCAGAGACGTAAAGGCAGGCTCGACAGGGCCTTCTCAGTACCTCGCTAACGAGATTCTTAAAGCCTACGACATCAAGGGCATCAAGGGACAGGACCTCGAGCTCAACGACCGCTGGACGACCGGCGACATGGCTGCGATGTGCCAGTGGAAGCTCGACAGAATCAGAAATGACAAGATTAACTTATGCAAAGGCCCGTATGGAGCCGGCGAGATAGGCCCGAAGGACTGGGAGAGCCTCCTCAGCTCCGGCCTGCCCTTCAAGGCGGTGGAAGTTCCCGCCAAAGAGAAGAAGGGCCCGTCGGTGCTCCTCGTCCAGCGCATCCTCAAGGCCAACGGCTACAAGGTCTCGCTCGATGCCGAATACGGACCTGAGACCGAAGCAGCCATCAAAGCATGGCAGTCCGCCAGCAAGAGACCCGTGACAGGCGCCATGGCATACGATGACTGGAAACTAATCCTCAAAGACATCTGACTCCTTCATAATATCCTTCTTTCTCCTTACGCCCCTCGGCCTGACCAGCCGGGGGGCAATTTTTGCGTAGAAAATACGTAGAACAGATAGTTCACGATAGTTATCTATATAGCGACCGATTCCGCATAAAACCGTGGGAAACCCCGTATATTAAGGAAGCAATAACGCATGTCAGACGCGTAGTAAAGTCCCAGAAATGCCGTATTTCTGGGACGTTTTTTATTTCGCGTAGAATCCGCGTAGAATTTATATCAAATTTATCGAGTCTAAAACGGCCTGATCCTTCTCGCGCAACTCCTTTGTAATATGCAGATAAATAGCCTTTGTCATATCGCTTGACGAGTGACCGAGCCGCCGGCTGATCGTCTCCAGGTCGACTCTTTGAGCCGCCAGAAGAGAAGTATGAGTATGCCGGAGGTAATGACTGCTGATTTTTCTGTTAAGGACCTTGAGTGCGGTTTCCTCCAAATATTTGTTGAAAGCAGCATACTCGATGTAGTGGCCGTTATGTTCAAAGAAGTATTTCTTTCCCGGCGTTATCTCTTTGATCAGCTCCATAAGCTCGTTCTGGATGAAAACATCCCTTGTCGAGCCGTCGGTCTTTGTAGGTCCGTCTTCTCCGGTCTGGCATGACTTAGTCTCAACGACATGGATCACTCGCTCATCGAGGTCGACATTCTCAGTTTTAAGCCCAAGGATCTCTCCGATCCGCATCCCGGTAAGCAAACCGAATCTCATTATGTTCCTGTGGTACGTGACAGTCATGGCATCCAGCAACTTCTCGATCTCATCTTTTTCAAGGTACTTTAGTTCGCGCCTTCCCTTTTTGCTGTCCTCATACTTAGGCAGTTTCTCAAGCCAGTCGATGTTGTTGACGTAGTCCATACGGTAGCCCCAACGAATGAAGGTCTTGAACCTGGACATTCGTTCGTTCTTAGAAACTGGTTTAGCATCCCATTTTGCGAATTTTTCAGTGACGTATCTGGCAGTCAGCTTGTTGACCTGCGTTTTCGGGCCAAGCATTTTAACGGTCTTCTTAAGCGTTCCCATGTTCCTGTTGGCGGTCTGAGGACGAACCGTGCCTTTAATGCCGTCCGAATACGCCCGTAACAGCTCCGAGAGCGTCGTTTTGTTCTCAGGCGTAGAAATTCTCGTCAGGCTGTCTATCTTCGCGCTCAGAGCCGTCTGCGCAGCCTTACGGGACTGTGCGGTGTTCTTATCCATCGTGACAGAGGTGGTCTTGCGGACCATCGTCATGGGATCGATGTATGTTTCGAAGAATCTTACCTTCCCGTTCTTCAGTTCCTGGCAATACATGTGCATCAATCCTTTTTGTATATCTTCGAGAGCTCCTCAGCATACTGAAGGAGCCGCCGCCGTCCGTCCGCATTAAGATTGCGATATGAAGAAATAATCACGGAATCATTATCAGAGAGCCAGACGACCTCATCTGTCTGAGGAAGCCCGAGGAGCTCGTCAGCTGTCACGCCTAACGTCTTAGCGATCAGCTTCACACCGTCAACAAGCGGCGTTCTCTTTCCGCTTTCATAAAGTGAATATGTAGATTTTGCCACGCCTATCTTTTCTGCCACTTCCTTCTGCGTCATGCCTGCGGCACGTCTTGCGGCTTTGAGTCTGTCAGCGAAATCGTTCATGTTTCCCTCCTTCACCCCCCAACTCAAGTATAAAAACAGATCGTAAACACGTCAATTAAAAACTTTGCATTTAGCAAAGAAAAACATTGACAAGTCTGCAATGAGAAACTATATTAGAATAAGGGTTTACCCAGAGCAAACCGAAAGGAGGTGTGAAATGTTTCGGAATTTAGAAGCAGAACAGGCAAGGCATGGCATGACTAATGGTTTAGTAGCGGAACATCTTGGACTCTCCCGCGTCTCTTACGAGAACAAAAAGAAGAGCGGAAAGTTCACCACGGTCGAAGCTAAGAAACTGTGTCTGTTGTTCTCTTGCTCGTTCGAGTATCTGTTCGCGACAGAAACGGACACGTCACTCGTAGATGCGCATTAGGAGGTGGCAATGTGTACAAGACAGTATCTCATCTGGCTGAATACGCGGACCTATGTCCGGCCGAGGTGAGACGGAAGATCAATGGGATGAAGAAGTCAGGAGCCTATCCGCTGACGACGTTCCTGACGAACCCGATCAGGGTCAACCTGGACGCATTCATCCACTACAACACTTACCAGTATTTCATTGTGAACGGGATGAACTTCCCAGAATGGAGAGAAAAATGACCAAAAAGAAGATGAGCCGCCCTGCGGCAACAGGAAACGGCTCAAGAACAACTAAGTTCAGAATCATTTTAGCAGACCAGCATTTCAAAAACAAGGTTCACAACGCGCTTCTGCGTGGCAGCTTCGCCGGGGCGGTCTTCGCCATGATCATCGGCATCCTGCACATGGAGACATCCATCCTCGAGGGGCTCATGATCTCAGGCGTCGGTATCATCTGGGGGCTCGTGTTCTACATGATGAACCCTAACGACAAGATATTTGATGGAGGCGCTTATGAAGATCATCGTTAAGAACCCCGGACAGAATCCGCACTACGAATGGACGGACAACACCCTCGAAGCGCTCCAGAGCATCGTCGGCGGCTACATCGAAGTGATCGCCCTCGCTTCGGATCTGGCAATCATCTGCAACGAAGAAGGACGGATCTACGGGCTTCCGCTCAACTGCAATATCTACGGCGTCACTTTTGTCGGCACGATCGCAGCGGTCGGCGTCAACGGCGAAGAGTTCGAGGACGTCCCGATCTCCGTGAATGAGTTCATCGATTACATGGACGGAAAGCGAGGCATGGAATGATAGACACATGGCTCGTTCCGGACGACCCGGCAGAGGAGAACGTCAGGATCAGGTTTAAGTGCTCACACTGCGGTGAGGGAATCACCCAGACCAGCCACTACATGATCGAGACGGAACATTACCATGAGGAGTGCATAGACGAGATCCTGAGCGCCATAGAGGACGATTACGTCCGGGAAAAGGCGCGTTACTGGATGGACGAATACAAGGTTTATGGAGGCTGCGAATGAACAGAGACGAATTACTGGCCGCATTTAACGAGGCGGCGAAGGACATCAAGACCATAGACGTGAAGGGAAAACAGTACGTCATGGTCAACGAGCGGATCAAGGCATTCCGCAAGATCTGGCCCGCGGGGGTCATCAAAACAACACTTCTGGAAGACGACGGCGAGCGGGTCACGTTCCAGGCTGAGGTCTATGACGACAAGGACAACCTTCTGGCCATGGCACACGCCTTCGAGATCAAATCATCATCCTACATCAACAAAACTTCATACATCGAGAACTGCGAGACGTCAGCGGTCGGCAGGGCCCTCGGCTTCATCGGGATCGGATGCGATGACTCCATAGCCTCGGCTGAGGAAGTGAAGAACGCCATCGAAGCCCAGGACGCTATCAAGGCCGAGGAGGTCGGCAAGAAGAAACTGACCGCCGTCAGGGTCAAGGCGTTCAGATCCTGGCTTAAGGAAAACAACGTCGACGAGGCAAAGATGCTCTCGGATCTGAAATTATCAAAGCTCGAAGATATCACTGAAAAAACACACGAAAACATCGTTAAACACGCGGACGACGCGAGAGAAAGGTGGGGCGCATGACATCTGACCATTACAGCTATAACAACACTATCTGCTTGACATTCTACAGAGACGACACTGACCGGGAGCTGCTTAAGATCGTGATGGACGCTCTGGACGGCAAGGCACGGGAAGCCCTTAACGCTGACGATTACGAAACAACGCTTAAGTTCCTGAAGCGCCTGCAGGCCATAAAGGATCATATCAAAGAACAGGATTCATACGTCGAGGAGGAGAAAAATGAATAATGTCCAGCTTATCGGGAGACTTACCAAAGACCCTGAGATCAGATACACACAGTCCCAGACGGCGGTCGTCAGCTTTACGCTGGCGGTCGACCGGAGGTTCAAGAAGGACGGAGAGCAGACCGCTGACTTCATCTCGTGCAAGGCATGGAACAAGACGGCAGAGTTCGTCTCCAAGTACTTCACCAAGGGGAAACGGATGGCCCTTACAGGAAGGATCGAGACAGGCTCCTACGAAGGCAAGAACGGCAAGGTCTACACGACCGAGGTCATCGCCGACAACGTCGAGTTCGTAGACAGCAAGGAAGAACCCAAGGAAGAGAGACCGGAGCCCGCTCCGGATGACTGGCTCCCTGTTCCGGAGAACATCCAGGAGGAGATCCCGTTCGCATAGGAGGAGACCATGAAACAGTGCGATATGATCTTAGATCACTTACAGAACATCGGCCCTCTGACTCAGCTGGAAGCGCTCCAGAGATACGGCTGCGGACGTCTCGGCGCCCGGATCTGGGACCTGCGACACGCAGGTTTCCCGATCAAAGCCAGGAACGTGAAGATCAAGAAGGCCATCGGGGGCGAGGCAACAGTCGCGGAGTACTACTATGTTCGGGACGAAAAAGCAGATATTTGATTATCTATTCGACCAGCCGAATGACAAGTGCTGGGAGGTGCGTCCGTATAAGCAGAAGAGATCCATGGACCAGAACGCTTATTACTGGGTACTGCTCAGGAAGTACGCTCAGGCCGCCGGCGTCGAAAAGGACGCAGCGCACAGGGACATGATAGAGCAGGCCTCTGTCGCTGACATCTATGACGGGCGTCCGGTGGTCGTCTCCTTAAGGTCGGACATCCCGATCGAGCGCCTTCCCGGATACTGGCAGCCCTACAAGACCAGTAAAGGGTTCACGGCATACTTCAGGCTTAAAGGGTCGTCGGATATGGACTCGGCTGAGATGTCGAGGCTCCTGGATCTCCTGATCGAGAGATGCCATACAGACTATCCGGAGATAGAGACGATGACGCCTGACCAGCTGAAGAGGTTAAAAAACTATGCACCAAAGGACCAAAAAGACTTCGATCCCGCCAAAGGTGAAAGAGGCCGTCTACGCAAGGGACAACAATAGATGCGTGTTATGCGGCAGATATGCAGAGCCCTCATGGGCCTGCGCTCATTACATCCGGCGAAGCCAGGGCGGCCTCGGGATCGAGAAGAACATATTGACGTTATGCCCTGCCTGCCATCTGGCTTTTGACGAAGGACCGGACAGGCAGAGGCTCAGAGCCTACCTGAGCGAATATCTCTCGGGGATCTACGAAGAGTGGAGCGAGGACGAACTGAGGTATAAGAAGGAGAACTATGTCGGGTGAATATAAAAGCAGGGTGTTTACTGACCGCCCGGATTATGCGGACTTTAATTCGCCAGCTAAATTTACAGCGATCGAGAGCATCATCGCGAAACGGCTCAGAGAACACCCGAATGCAATCTGCTCTTACAGCGGAGGCGCTGACAGCGACATCATGCTCGATGTAATAGAGCGGACAAGGAAATTTTTCGACCTGCCGCCTGTAAAATATGTGTTCTTCAATACTGGTTTGGAGATGAAAGCAACAAAAGACCATGTGAAGGAAACGGCAGAGAAGTACAGAGTCGAGATAGCGGAGTGCAGACCAAAAGTGAATATTGTTCAGGCCACAAGAAGATATGGCGTCCCATTCGTCTCGAAGATCATGAGCGCAGGGTTGTCCGAATGGCAGAAGAAGGGCGTACCCCTTTCAATCGCTGACGAATATGATCAGGCAGAAGACAAACAGTCAAAGCGGCAAGAGCTGAGAGAGCGCTATCCGAAGTGTGAGAGCCTTATTAATTTCCTCTGCTGTTGTAATGCAGCAGGCGAGCCGAGGCCAGACATTCAGCTCGTGATCAACTCATCAAAGTACATGAGAGACTTCGTCAGTGAATGCCCTCCTGACTTCAAGATCAGCGCAAAGTGCTGTGATTATTGCAAGAAGCATCTGGCCCATGAAGTGCAGAAGGGATATGACATGATAATCACCGGCGAGCGCAGAGACGAGGGTGGAATGAGGTCTGTCCCACGGAAAGACAACACGGCCCTGTGCTTCACGGAAACGTCAAGCGGACAGTACCGACTCAGACCTCTGTACTATGTGAGTGATAAAGATAAGGCATGGTACAAGGACTACTACAATGTCCGATACTCAGATGCCTATGAGGTCTATGGGCTGACAAGAACCGGCTGCTGCGGTTGCCCAATCTCATACAAGGCGGTCGATGACCTTGAGAAGATTGGCAGGTACGAGCCGAACGTCGTCAAAGCCGCGTATAACATCTTCGGAAAAAGTTACGAGTACAGGAAGAAATACAACGAGTACAAGCGGAAAAGAATGGAAGACGAGGAACAGATTCCGGGCCAGATGAGCCTTGAGGATTTCATGAGGTGAGCATGGACAGAAGTGCAACGGGACGGAAGTCGAAACGAAAAGGAGCAGCCGGAGAGTTGGAGCTTGCCAAGCTCCTGACGTTTTACGGCTACGAAGCCAGGAGAGGCTACCAGTTCGACGGGAAGGATATAGCGGATGTTATAGGCCTTCCCGGCATCCACATCGAATGTAAGCGGGTTGAGAAGCTCAACCTTCTGGAAGCACTCAGACAGTCCGCAAGGGACGCAAAGGGTGACGAGCTGCCTGCAGTCTTCCATCGCCGGAACCGGGAGCCGTGGCAGGTGACAATGGTATTTGACGACTGGATTCAACTTTACAGAAAGGCAACAGATGGAGAGAGATAGCTTTGTATTCTACAGGTCATTTTACGAGGCAGTCAATCAGCTCGATGACGCTGACAGGCTCGCGTGTTATGACGCTATCGCGAAATACGGGTTAGAAGGTATCTGTGAAGCTAAGGGTATACCGGCGGCCATCATGGCGATCGTTAAGCCGATCATGGACGCCAATTACAAGAGATATGAGAACGGG